ACCTTGTCGTTCTTCAATGACCTCAACAAATTGACTTGCTTGATTCAGCGATTTAAACGTGCCAGTGTCCAACCAAGCTGTACCCCTATCCAAAATACTCACCTTTAACTTACCAGCCTCTAGGTAAACCCTATTAACGTCAGTTATTTCTAATTCACCTCTATGACTTGGTTTAATGTTTTCAGCAATGTGCACTACATTGTTATCATAGAAGTATATCCCAGGAACCGCATAATTAGATTTAGGGTTTTCTGGCTTTTCCTCGATTGAAATAGCCTCACCAGCTTTATTAAATTCAACAACACCATATCTCTCTGGGTCATGAACATGGTACCCATAAACAACACCACCGTCAGGGTGATAGTTGGACTGTAAGAGCGTATCTAAGCCAGTACCATAGAATATGTTATCTCCAAGTATTAATGCAACAGAATCGTTCCCAATGAACTCCTTACCGATTATAAAGGCTTGGGCCAGACCGTTAGGTTCTGGTTGAACAGCATATTTAAAACTACAACCTAAGTTGCTACCATTACCCAATAGTTTCTCGAATAGGGGTAGGTCATGTGGTGTTGATATAATCAGTATTTCATTGATGCCAGAACTCATTAATGTTGATAGCGGATAATAAATCATCGGCTTATCATAAATCGGCATCAGTTGTTTACTGATACTAAGTGTTAATGGGTGTAATCTAGTTCCTGAACCACCAGCTAATATAATTCCTTTCATAATCTTTGTTTTACTTATTCGTTATCTTCTTCATCATCCTCACACTCGGCTGGAAAATATAATTCATATGTAGAATTTTCAGTCTTAAACTTTACATAACCTGGTAATTCTTCAACCACTTCAGTAACTAATGTTGTTTGCCAAGTGAAAAAATGGTTGAATGGACTCATTATCAGACATCTACCCACGGCAATTTCTTCAAACTTCTCCTTAAATGTCTTATCCTCATTAAATTCAAGCCATAGTACAGCTGGGGATGCCTTTATGAACCTATCTGAATCAGATTTAACCAAACGACATCTAATATTCATGTGGTCACATTCGTTACACACACCGCAACCTTCTTTAGCCGCATCCATCTTGTTTCTGTGTTTGGTTACCTTATCACATTCACTACAAAATATTAGTTTAGCCATTACCTTTAATCTTTTTTAAATTCCTAAGTGTTATTATCTCTTTAACCCTCTCGTATGATATTGGAGTGAAATTATGGGAATCGACTCCAACATCAAACTGATTGGGTGATAATACTAAATCTTGAAATTCATCGGACACTTCCTGGTTCATAACTCGTATATCTAAACGTTCATATATTCCACCACGAAATTCATCGATATTATAACTTTTTTTAAGGACTGTCTTTTCGTGATTACCTTTAATCAAAACCTTATGTCCATTTAATTTTTTTAATATTTTTAAACAATCCTGTTCTTTACCTAAAGCAAAATCACCCAGACAAAAAATTAGGTCTTCGTCTTTTACAACGCTGTTCCAGTTTTCAATTATTTTTTTATCCATTTCACCTATATCACTAAATGGTCTTTTACAATATTTAATAATATTTGCATGCATGAAGTGACAATCTGAGGTGAAATAAACCCCCTATTAGGTAAACTTTTAAAATTAAATGGGAAAGTGTCTTTTTCCTTATATTCCATATTTATTTTTTAATTAATTTTAAAATTTCTGACCATTCTTTTTTCTTAAATTCTGGATTTAAATATAAAATAGAATTCCATAAGTTTTCATTTTTCTCTCGCAAATAACCTATTCCACGATTACAAATATCACATAATAACCCCCTAACCTCACCAGTTTCATGGTCATGGTCAACAACTAATTTACTTTCAAGGTTACATATTAAACATTTATTATCCTGTTCTAATATCATTTTATTTTTACCATCAATATCAAGATTATAATAACGTTTTAAATTGCATTCTTGCATTTGTATTCTGTGACATTCTTTACATTGTCGTCTAAAACCAAATTTATTTTTATTTGAAATATGAAAATTATTTTCGTTCATATCTTTTAAAAAATCACATTTAGTGCATCGTAATTGTTTTGGGGAATAATTAATTTTACTTTTATTTTTTCGACAACTTTTACAATCACCCCTATAACCATCTGGTCTATCTTTAGCTTTATGAAATTCAACCACTGATTTAATTTCATCACAGTAAATACATCTTTTTTCTTTCATACGTTTCTTTAATAATAAATATAATTAAAATGTATTTTATTCCAAAAATATGTATTTGATTCCAAATTAACTATTTTAATACACTCTTCTAGATTTGGATTATTAATTTAATATTCCATTTTATTTTTTGGGTATTAAGTTTGTAAATAATTCTCTTTCTTTTGTTATCCAGATTGCTGGGTTAATGGCCCACCTACTTCTTAGAGCTTCCGTATTTTCTTTTTGGAATTCATTATTTGTTGCCGCAATCTTATATATCTCCTTTGTAATCATCCTACCCCTTTTAAAACCATCGGGTTGGTCGTTCCAGTTAACGCCTTTGGTCATACATAAATCTTGCATACCACTAGTATTAACACCATTAAGTTCTTTGTGACTGAACAATGATTGTGCTGTCATACTGATTGAGTTTCTAACACAATCTTGTTGTCTCCTATACCCCATAATTAAAAATTAATTTAAATTTTTTATATTTTCGTTCTAATATTATATTTTCAGTAACATCTGAATATAATTCGTTCAATATTTTTTGCCCATTTTTACCATAATATGCAATTGCACCAATATTTTTATTTTTATATTGTATCGGGGCAACTTTATTGTTTGATTGTAAACTAATACCAATAATCTCACTAAAATAATTATTTAATGATGTTAATATTGACACTGTACCCACAAAAGATACTGTAGGTATCGTGGTAGTGGTTATTGACCCATCACCATCTAAATATCCTCTAATAAAATGTTTAAGTAAAGTGGGGGGAATCCTATCGCTAATAATTGATTTGAATGTTTTTTGTGGTATAATTTCAAATTTTTCAAATAAATCATGTTTAAAAGAATCTAGCGATATTGTTAATGATGTATATTTATAACCATCTTTATATTTATAAGTTTTAACCATTTCAAACTCATCACACCCTATACTTTTTAAAAATTTAATTAGATGGGGTCTATCTTTTAAAGCTAATTTAATTTGTAATGAATTTCTATCAACCCTAATATTACCATCGGCTAAAATAAACCCAGCCCAGTAACAGGATTCTTTATTATATTCTGAAAAAAAATTAACATTACAATTTATAAAAGATTTTCTTCTACGTAATTCTATATTGTTTACTTTTAAAATTCTTTGTATGGTTGACCTATGTAATTTATATAAGTCAACTAATTCGCTCATACTAACACCTGAATTATATTTATTAATTATTTGCACATTTCTTATTTTTTTATCCATACCTTTTTATTATAAATATAATATATTCATCCTAAAGTCTAAAATAAATGGTAATAATTTAATTATTTTCAATATAATTATAGATTAATTTCACAACCCAAACATTTTCAAATTCATACATTTCACAAAAATACACGCTTCATCCATTGAGCTATAGTAATTTACAATTAATTATATATTTTTACATTCGTATAATAGTGTAGGTGCGTCTAGGTAAGTAACTTTTTGACCTAGATTCGTACATTTTCATTCTATCACCTAATTCATCTTTCATATTGTTTTATTTAAAATTTTAAAACTTTCATAATACAAGTTATCGATATCCTGTATTCATCACTTAAGTTGGGTGATGAAAAGTGCATGCAATTTTTATCGTGCACAAGTATTTGACCCTTTTTCATTGGAACCATTGTAAAATCCTTATTCTGATAAACATCGGAATATAGGGAAACGCCCTTTTTACCTGTTCTAACCCTAACGTTGGTCCCAATCGCCTTATGTTCGACCAGACCACCTAAATGACTTCCAGGTACATAGAACATACAGGAATTTATTAAATCAACATCCTGTAATGGAATCCAAAATGTAAAAACATCTTCATCCGTTTCAAAGTATGCGTTATCCTGATGTGCGGAGGTCATTTTATAGTTTGGGGGTTTACAGAAATATTGGTTATTCAATATTTCATATTCTTCCGCACCTATTAAATTGGCCAATAATGGATTTAGATGTTTAAAATTTAAATTCTGGATTTGTTTTATATCCCCTAATTTGGTCCTAAACACATTGTTATTATCTACACTACTACCTATGCTTTCAAGATTGGTGGAAAACTTATTTATTAAATTTAGCACCTTACTTGAATCTATAACTTGGAAACCATCCTTACCTAGATTTTCACTACCGTTTACTTTATTGAATTTAAACACGTTTCTTTTCTTTTTTTAGATTAGCCTTTACTTCAACACCAGAGAATACATAGCTTGGTGAGTAATCACCATAATTAGATTCAGCTTTAACATTAAATCTAACATCTTCAACCGTGTAACCACTGTCTGTTAAGAATTTAATAATTATTTTTTGAACACTGTTCGGGTCCAGATTTATAGTTGTTTCAGTTTTTATATCCATAATTTATTGCACGTTTTTTAATAATATACACTTCTTGTGATTGTAAAGATAAGTAATTTCATTTGCATTTGCAAGGAAATGAGATAATTCTTCACACCAAATATCTAAAATTAGGTACTGACCTAACTTAAATTTAAACCCACCATAGTTATTTATAGTATAGTTTGAGTCCGTTAAATGCATCAACGATACAATCGTATTATGGTATAATCCCCTATCAGGTACTATAATATCATAATCACTTATTAACCCATCATTTACTATTTGATTTACGGACCCACCCACCAACCAACCTTCACTTGAAAGTAAAATTGATTTTATTCTATTGTTTAACTTTGAATATACTACACTTTTCATGATTAGTAGTTATTAGAATCCTTATTAGGTGCGTAAACACTTAATAATCTTAATCTTTCATCCAATATTGCCTCACTAGCTGGGTAGTAATTATCACCTCTATTTAAACACTTGGGCATGTTAGCCATTTGCTCCTTAATTCTACGTCTAATTTGTATAAAATCATCATCCTGACCAGGACCAAAAGGTTTATTAAGATTAGTACCATCAAAATAAAGAACCATGGCATCTTCACCCATTTCATTTTCAAAGACAATCGTAGTCTTTTTGGATAAAGCTTCTGGTGAACGTAATACCTTGAATGGACCTGGTAATGTAGTTTTACCTAGTGTCTCGGAAAACTTAACTACACCTATATTGGCAAAACCCATTGCAGCCAGAGCATACTTTGCGGATAGATTATCTCTCTTTAGACCATTTCTACCGCCACCACCTTGACCGAATAGACCCCAAGCGAAGGGTGCATAACCTTTTTCAATCATAGCCATCATAATATCCCACATATTTTTATGTGTCATACCATCACCCTCTATGAACCTTAAGGTGGTCCCAAAATACCATGTTTTCCCATCAATTATTTCAGTGGTACAAAGGTTGTTTTTAATGGCCAACTCAATAGTCCATGATACTTGTTCAAGCGCATCACCAGAATTACCACAAACCATAGTAGACCTATTACGTTTAACCATAATCTTACCAGATGGTACTTGGACACAATACACCTTTCCCACATAATTTATATTATTCTTTTTAATTGATTGACCACCGATTAAATTATTTCTAGTTATGTGTAATGTCCAAACATTATTAAATTTATCACTTCTAGTATCCTCATATTCTGAAATCAAACAACCATACCCACAAGATAATACAATTAATTCAACAATATACACTATTTCTTTATTAGTTGTGTCAAATTTAATTTTATTTTCGTTTCTAACACAAGAGTCCCAATTACTTAATTCATCGATAAATTGTTTACACCAAGTTAATGATAAAGACGTTAAATCTACCCATTCAAAATTTTTAGTTACGTTTATACTTATATCTAACCATATATAAATGGTGTAATTATTTGGTCGTTTAGGTTCAATTTTTTCAGAATATTCAAATCCACCATTTTCGCAAATTTCTATAAGTTTATCTCTTTTTCTTTTTTTAGTGAAATTAAACCTATATACTTTTTTACCGCTAATTAACCCTTCATTCACTCTTTCATGTTTTGATGTAAATGACCCATCAGCTTGAAATGCAATTAAAAATCTTTCAAAATTAGTTAATCTTTTATTGGTTTCCTTAACTTTTGCACTTCTAACCATATATTTACCATGATAACCAATATTTCCAACTTCTTTAGCGTATTGTGATAAAAATTTATTATTTTTCTTATAAATCATTTTATGTTCTGGAGTCACTAATAAATCCACTTTTCCTTTATTCCCACTAAAATGACACATTTCTCCATTATAATCATAAATTTGTTTTTTTAATGGTTGAATAAATTCATAGGAACCATCATCTAAAACTTGTGCAACTAATGTTTCATCTGTTAAATCCTTAAATAAAACCCATCCATCATTACTTAAAATAAGTGTATCATCAGAATAACAATCTGGTCTGGCAACAACTATCTTATCGTTCTTAAGAGTTTCACTTAACTTTGCAAGTGGTAATAACATTTGTTCGACCGCAACGAAATAATCGTTACAATCGGCAACCATCGAAATAAAAGAACCATCCGTACATGAGTTATAAATAGCCTCATAACAATCATTCTCAAATTCATAACCTTGAACATTTCTATGTGCTAATGCATTAACTGAATTACCGATTGGTTGCTCGCTAGCATTTTTCCAGGCTTGGTAGGCTCCAGAGCACGTATCCGTTCCAGGGAATGTATATAGTTGAGCCATACCCAACACTTCGGATTCCTCGGCTGTAATACCAGCTCTATCACCGAAGTCGGTTAACATAATAGATGCTAGGAATATTGCTTTTTCTTCTTCAATATTTGGATATACCATTCGAACCATTGATTTTAGTTTAAGCATCCAATGTTCGTTCTGGGTTATTTTTTCGGATACGGCCCAAGTTTGAAGCAATTTGGATTCAAACCAAGCAGCAAGAACTCCCATACCATCGATATCACACACGATTTGCATATTGGGTTCGTTAGGGTAACAAACGGAACCTTCTGGTAACGCCTTTATCTTGATTGGTGGTCTACCGTTGAATTCATCAACAACTCTTCGCCATATTTCTTCTGGGAATTCATATTCGGATAGACCACGAGGTCCAACTTTAAATGTTTTTAAGAATTCCTTGGCCTCATCAATTTCTTCATGGGTAATTGGTTCGAAGAATAATTTTTCAAGTATAATCTGTAACCCACCGAATATAATTCTATTATCATCGGCAGTGTAAATTGTTGGGTCAATCGTTATTAATTGTTTTCTAAAAACATTATAATATGTAGATTTTTGCTTAACTAAATCACTCTCGAATTTATTAGACCCCACCGTATAGGCATCGGCCATTAACAATCTGGGCGTTTTATGAATTTTATTCTTGGGTAATATTAACTCTTTTTCCATACTCTTATATTTAAAATTTATACTATGCTTCACTACCTTCCGCAATTAACTTTGACCTTAATATTTTAATATCAAGAGTAGTATCGGTAATCTTTTTTATTAACTCTTGCATAAGTTCAACATGTTCTTCCATAATCCTATACTTGATTTGGCTTTCGGTCGCAAATTCAGTTATACTTACCCACTTAAGTTCGGCTATATCATCGGATGCTTTTGCCAATCCCCAACTACGTGGTGCAATGAACAAGGTTGTCATAATACCAGATTCTTCTTTTCTATAACGCCAATCGTCAATTTGTTTGGAGGTAACATATGTTAATGGCCCCATTTCGCAATTACCACCAGTTTCTTCCATGAATTCACGTCTAGCAGCAGTTTCGTATGAGGAATCATTTCTATCAACGAACCCACCAATAAACCTTAAATTTTTCTCACTTGCTTTCCTGGCCAATAACAATTCGGCATCTTCATTATATACCACTATATCAACTGTGGGATATGTAACCGCCCTTTGCGCATAGTTTGCGTGTATGACACCAGCTCTAAAATCTCTTGACTCACGTATTTCTTTTGAAATCTCATTCCTAATCTGCGTACCACTAACTGGTCCATTGGAGATTAGTTCCGTAGTTGCGTGTCTGCCGTGGTAATGTGGTATAAAAGAATCCCTACTACCATATAACAATGCGGAAGCTTCACCAAACACCATATTAATCTGTGAATCCAAACTGTTACTCCAAGTAATGTCGCATCTATTATCCTTTTGTGGTAATACTATGGCATTGGGAACATATTCTTGAATCATCGCTTTTCTAGTTGCAAAATCAAGTGGATTTATCTTAGTGTTTGGAGTATTGGATACCCCAAGGAAAATCAATATTTTTCTATGGTGTTTAGCAACCATATCAATTAACCCTTTATGGGCATCATGTAATTCATCAACTTGGAAACGGGCCACAAGTACACCGCAAGTGTAATCCTGAGGGTCAATTATTGTTCTTATATTCATAGTATATTTATTTAATGCAAATGTAGTGAATTTATTTAACATCTGCAAATAAAAAAAGGGTAATTTTATTTACCCTTTAGTTTATCCCTTAATTTTTGAAGTTCTGGGTTATCACCTAGACTATGTGTTGCGCCTATTTTATTTACGGTTGGTGCTTTAACTCTCCTATCTTTTTTAGGTATAAATGGGTTGTCACCTCTAACTAACCAGGTAATGTGTTTATCACCAACGAATATTTTGCTTATAACCCAATCCTGAAGTGAACTACCCACCCACGGCAGAGCCGATGTGATGGGCTTCGGAGGTCACAGACTCACCTAATGGCAACGCCTTACTCCGTTTTTGTTTTTTATCCGACTGTATTCCACAACCAGATATTATATTTAATCCTTGTTTAAGTATGTTTTTACCTGCATTCAAATCTCTATCGTGAGTTTCATTGCAACTATCACAAGTCCATTCTCTATGTTTCAATTCTAAATCTTGTTTAATCCAACCACAAGAAGAACACGTCTTAGATGATGGAAACCATCTATCTATTTTAACATATTCTTTGTCGTTCCATTTAGATTTATATTCTAACATAGTGTAAAATGTACCCCAACTAACATCTGATATTGCTTGTGCTAATTTGTGATTCTTCATCATACCCTTTACATTATTTTCCATACTACTTTTTTAAAAATGGGATATTACAATCTATTTTTAACTTATTTTTTTGTGAGGTGTCAATTAAATTGACTAAAACGCCTATTTTGTACTCGTAACCACCTTGCGAGGTATTTCTACATTATCTGACTCGACTTTAATATCCCATTGTTTTTTAAAGATATGATAACTATATCCCAATCTTTCTTGTATTTCTTTCATAAAAACTAACTTAAAGTTACAACCTAATTCTTTAAATAATTTATGTTTCATTCTATGTTTTTCAGTTAATTGTCCTTTAACATCAATCCATAAATCTTGTTCTTTTAAATAAAAGTCTGGGGTATATCTAACACCATCTTTTAGTTTAAATAGTTTAGGTTCGTACTCCCATTCAATATTTTCTTTATCAAGTATCATAGCATACATTACTTCAAACCCAGAACGCATTCTAATGAATTTACCATTTTTATTAATACCCCATTTTCTTTTAGAGCAATTAATTGTTCCATTATTTAAACCGACTTTGCTTCCTGTTTTACTTTGTTGTTCTTTTCCATAACAACCACAAGACATAACTTTACTACTAACTAAATCAGCATAAATATTTTTGGTTATATTTCCACAATCACATTTAGTTATATGAAAATACCTCTTAATTTTATCTTTTCTTTTAATGTCAATTATCGTCAGTCTATTAAATTTTTCACCTATTTTTGATAATGCTTGTTTGGGATATTGTTTTCCTTTATTACCAATACCAGCTTTTTTATGAGAACAACCACAAGAAATTAATTTATTATTTCGCATTTTTCGTAAAACAACATCTTTATTTATGTTAATCTCATTACCACAATCACATACACAATTAAAATAAACATAGTACTTTGGTGGTATAGTTTCATCACAACTAACAACAGTTAGTCTACCAAATCTTCTACCAATCCATTTATTTGTATTTTTAGTCATCTATTATAAATAGTTTTATTTTCTACAAAGATACAAATATTATCGTGATTTTAAAAATAAACCAAAAAATCTAATTACATTTCTACAAACCATTCAAAACATTACCTAAAAGCACACATCATTTTAGTTACAAAGTATCGTAAACCATTATTGGTTAATCAACTCAAACAAGATATGTACACAATATTCAACAATATCATAGATAATTCAGATTTTAGCGTAGAAGTATTTGAGTCAGATATTAATCATATACATTTTCTCATCCGTTATATTCCAAGGTTATCCATATCACAAATAGTTCGTAGGTTAAAACAACAATCTACTAAACATATTTGGCAATTACACCCAACATTACTTCGTAGAGAGTACTGGTACAAAAATATGTTTTGGAGTTCTGGTTACTTCGTTTGTTCAATCGGTGAAGCATCCCCAGATACCATTCGTCAATATATTTTAAGTCAAGGTTAATCGTTACCTTTGTCGCTTACATCTCACCCACGCAAAAGCGATGAGTGAGTTTTACGCTCCGTTTTATAAATGATATGTCGGTAACGCCATAAACGTGGTTGTATTAGTCCCTTGTACCGCTAGCTTTCTATCACCGAACAAACTTTTAATAGGTGTTTCAACCTCAACATCTTGGTCCATCATATTGTGTAGGAATTTAAAAAAATTCTCTTTATATTCTTCACTATGCATTCCACTGATTACCTCGTCTATAGAGATTAATTGCTGGTTTGTAATGGCGCATTTAAAGTCACCCTTTGGAGGTAGGAATACTTTACCCACAGTATTAACTGGCAAATATGATTTAACCAAATGGCTTATGAACCCACGGGTTTTCTTATTAGCTAAAAGGTCATCGAATTTCTTAATTATTTCTTTTGGTTCCATAAATTTATGCTTTTAATATTTCTTTAGTTAATTCAGATGCCATTTTACCATCATACTCACCAGCGTAATTTTCTCTTAAATATTTCATGATAGAACCCATATTTTTATTTATTCCATCGATAATACCAGTTGTTATTACGGTTTCCAATTCATCACTTGTCATTTGCCTTGGGACATATTTATTGAGTATGTCCAACTCTAATGAATTAAGGGAATTTGTTTCTAACGAATTTTTAATCATCGCCTTAAATTTCCCAACGATATATGCATCGTCTGGTGTCTTGGTTTCTTTGGTGACCTCGGACTTTAAAAAGCCTAGATAATTTTTGGTTTCCATATCCCTATTTTTATAAGCGGACATGAAGTCTTTATTAATTTTCTCTAATAATTCCATTTATTTTAATTTTAAGTAATAATGATACCCGATATTGTTTTCCATTGTATAATATACCCACTTAACCTCACCTCTTTGAATCTTATCACCCATTTCAATAAATTTAACAGATTTGGAATTAGTACTTATTTTAATATATTTTGTACTATCAACAATTCTGTGTTTATTTGGTTTAGCCTTTACAACAGTTAAATTATCAACTGGTGACTTAACTGGCATCTCCACAACTTTTTTAGGTGTGCTTCTTTTCCTACTTAAAGAGGCCGTTACCTTTTTTTTAGGTGCAACCTTTGTTGTCTTTTTAGTCGGAGGACTTGGTTTAGGTTTCTGTTTGACCACTTTGGTAGTGACCGTTTTACTCTGGTTAACCTTCTTAGGGGCTTTTTTTAAAGTGGGCTTTATTGCCTCACTCATTTTTTTTGTTTTAGTTACTCTCTTCGCCATAGTTAATATTCTATAGCTAATAGTAGTAATTTATTATGAAAAGTAAAGTTTAGTGGTATACACCATCTAAATAATCACTTCTACATCCCATATATTTATTTTTTAATTAAATTTTCAAGTTCCGAACAAGTCGATGTGTTATTGTATAAATTGATTAAAAGTTCTAATTTTAATTGGTCATCTAACGATTCGACCACAATCTCATCAAATTCTTTTATGGAAACACCATCGAAGGCTCTCCTTAACGCTGACCATTCGTATGGTTCGCAAGTTCTAATGTAATCTAAGGTGTCACTAAACTCATCCCTATCATCTTCATAAAATGGATGGGTTTTTAACTTATTCAATAATAATTCAAAATCTTTTTGAGTTATATTTACCTTGTAATCAACTGTTGTCGATAACGAAGTAAGTACTTCTTTTAATGCAATATTTTCTTTAGACATAATTTTTTATATATTAGCAAATATACTAAAATTTTATTTAATAAGCCAAATAATTTAGCGTATATTTTTATTTTTTAATGGATAAATTTTTGAAACAGGAGACTATACCAATTGTTAAAGCCACAAATAGGATATAGATACTACTAATTCCGTTGGGGTCGTTCAAGACTATTTCAAGATTATATATTCCATGTAATATACTGGATATAATTAACCCACATATAATGAAGAAAGTAAATTTTATCCTTGGATATTTTTCAACGAACCAACCAAAAAGTGATTTGGGCCTTAGGTTTATCATCTTAGCCTTAGCAATAAAATAACCCATATATAACCCAAAGAATAAATGCGCAATTACTGCACTTATTGACCGCCACCCTAGTGTCACAAATGGTAAATCGGACCTACTTGCGTGAAATATATTTTCAACAGAAGCAAAACCTAGTGACACCATACCCATATATACCATAATGGCAATTGGTGCATCATCATCTGTATCGTTAAAATTTAGTTTACGATAATAATAGATTAGTACGAAGGCCAGTAATTTAAAAAATTCCTCGATGAAACCCACTTGAATAAAATATTTAATGTGTAAATGTAGGGTCTTGTCTATAATTGGGTTAACATAGGACTCAGCTAAAACCCCCCACCTAGGATATAAATCAAAGAAGGTCAATAATAGTGCTACCGATAGGGTCCCAAAAAATAAATAATTTAAAGCAATTTTTAAATTAAAAGATTTAAAGGGTAGATTAATAAACAATATTGAACAATAAAATAGTGCTGGTAATATTGAAAGGGAAATTATTAATATTAGTTCCATATTGCTTATTCACTTATTTATTAATCACTAGTCAAATCTATAATTTCGACACCCCAGTCAACGGAATCAAATTCACCCACATTCTTACAAAGCCAACCATAGGCTAAAGGATACTTTGAGGTATCGCTCATCTTACGGTTCTCAATATCAATTTCGGCTGAAACTAATTCATTGTAAATATCTTCTGGTATTTCCAAATCTTTTAAATCAACCTCATAGGTTACCTTAACACTTAGATTATTAATTTTTTTTAACATATTCGATTATTTAAATTTATAACTCTTTTTTTCACCATTTGCTTTACTATAAACTATTTTTTTTGGTATAACGGATATAGCATCATCAAGTGTATGAATATATTTTTTACCCTCACCAGGTTTAACATAAGCTATTGTTACATGGGCGTGGTAGTCTGGGTAATCGCTAGTGAACGGTAATGTTTTAAACTTTTTGTTCATTTTGTTAAGTTCCTTATTTTCCACATCAAACTTAACAACATCAAACCCCTTATCGGCATTATCAAAAATGCTAATTTTATTTAACATTATATCTGGTGCAACCAACTCATCGATTAACTTTTCAACATCCGAATCTGGTACATCATCATGTATACCGTATAAAATGGTTACGTGTGGTTCTGTTTCCCTACCATAACCAGGTTCGTCCTTAGGACCTAAGTATAGGTCTTCTTCACTGACTAGGGCCTGTATTTCTTTTTGTTTTGCTTTACTCAACTCTAAGTAAAGCATAACACAACCATATTTATATTTTTCCTTACCCTCGGTAATTAATTCGGTGTAAATTTTATTTAATTTCATATTTTTATTTTTTATTATTTTTGTTTTTTAACCCAAACAAGGAAATCTTTCATCTTATAGTTGTCCAATAATTTATCTACTGTATTAAATTTTTCACCCAATTCCCTGTGTGTATAAAATTTATGAATAGTTTTATGACACATTCCACAAAGTTCGGCCCTTCGTTTCTTTATTTCTAACCTATCGAACATTCGCTTACACCAATTCTTACTATGAACTTGTTTTGGTATTAAATGATGTGAAGTTAATACTTGTTCTCTTTTACATAATTCACATTTTTCCATTAAAATCCCTCGTATATTAATACATCATTCTCCCAGTCAAAAGATTTTAATATTCTAACAAGTTCAAATACCTCATATTCGTATTTCCAACTAGAGACTATTGTTTTATTTTTTTCATTTAAATCATAAGGTTTACTATACCATTTATCACCACCCCACTCTGTAATCATTGTGTTAGTGTGTTCTAAATGTTTATCGATATCCTCCCCTTTAAGCTTCTCATACCAAGATAATACCTTAAGTCTATAATCTTCTATAAGGGCCAAAATTAATTCCTTTTTAGCTACAGAAAATTCACAATCTGAGTCCGTGAATTTATTGAAAAATTCTGATTTTAAGTCATCGATTGGGAAGTCACAGTATTTACCTAATTCATGAATCTGCTCTAAATCTGGTAACAAAAATCTTGAAAAATAATTATCATCTTCATCACCATATTTTTTTATTAATTCTTTTTGACTTAAATCCTTAACTTCATCATAAGTTGATTTAGGAATTCTGGATAAATAATTTCTATAACCCATTTTAATCTTTTATTAATTTTTTATCTTGCTTTTCTTTTTCTTTCTCCGCATTTTTATTCTTCTCAAGCTCGGCTTGAATAAGGAATTCTGCCCCAAGGGCTTCTTTATATTTAGTTAATGTTGAGATTAAGGTATCCAACTTATACATTGAATTTTCCCTATCATATTCACCATCACTGGTTATAGATAATTTAACAACTTCGGAACAATCCGTAATTATTAAGTTATAATCGACCATTCTTTCAGTTTCCGTTTCTTCATACCAATCACTCCTGATAATATCAGTAAGTATGGAGGCAATTGTCTCTTGCCCTGGTAAATTTAAAAACTCTTTTTTTGAGTATATAACGTCTTTTCTTTTCATATCATTTATTAGTTATAAAGTTATCATCCAAGTATTTGATACATAACTTTGTTAGTTCTTCACCATCAAAATAATCATTATCTGAACCTAATTGAATTAACGCACCCAAGCCATTACATAATGTAGTAATGTCCAACATTACCATTTCCTTAGCGGTACCATTTCCATCCACACCTAAAACTTTATTTTATGGTTTGGATATTTTAATAGATGGCTCTCTATCACTATCTAAATCTATTAATATAATATTTTTCATAATCAAATATAGTATTTTATTATTATTAAATCAAGTTATCAGTAGTGAATTTTAGGTCACTAATGATATTATCAACTATTTCAACTGAAATTAATTGTTCGAAAAAACCACACCAAAAATTACGATGTTGCATTAAATTACCATTATCGGCTTTAAGTTTCATACAGGTATCCTTGTACTCATCAACAAACCACCATTTATTTGAATATTTTATCAATTTTAACTCAAGTTCCGAATTGGTTAAAAATATGAACCCAAATCTATATTTAAAAACCAATGTTCTTTGATTGCTAATAAATTTTCTTTTGCTATTTCTAAATTATCCCAAGATAATGTAATTACATCGCTAGTATCCTCCGATGTAAACGAATTACCAGTGGTATATTCTATTTTTATTGTATATCTACCCATTATTTATGTTTTAAAATTATAATTCAATGATTGCATATCAACATGTTGTTTAATATTTTTATCCACATGTTCGGCTGACCATATAATATCCGTATCTCTCCAACTTTTTTGTAAATCAGATTTACTGTATTTATGTGCCTTTGTTATATCGGTCGTATAACCGTTACCACCCTTGGCCCACCACAATATTGAATTACCAACGTAGCTTCGCCTGTCTTGTACATAATATGTATCATCCTCTGGCAAGTTTTTAATGGCAACACGTCTCTCTATATTAACTATTTGACTTCTTTTGACCACTTCCCCATTGGTGTATCTGATAACATCGGATTCTTTACGTCTACGGACCTTAACCGTTAAGTAATCAATATTCTCACCATTACTTAATAAGGTGCAACTATCGTAATCAACAATAGCCCTACTCTTAGCATGACCCCTTGTACCATAATAAATGCAATCATCTTCGTCAACAAAGTAAGGTTCATCTAGATTAGACTTATTTATGCTCCATGCTTTTTCTAATATTTCCATAAAACTTATTTAGATTACAAATATACGACTTTTAAATTATATATGCAATAAAAAAAGTCATAACTTTCGTCATGACTTTGGAGCGGAAAATGAGATTCGAACTCACAACCTTTGAATCGGCAATCCAATACTCTACCGTTGAGCTACTTCCGCATTATTTATTCTAATAGCTTTTACCCCCTTTATATCTTTCTCTCCTACTGTACCTACCATTACCACTATTTAACGCTTTATAAGTAGGGGTCAATGAATGACAATTAGGGCAAAGTAATTTTAAATTATCTAATGAATTATTACTTGAGTTACCATCAATATGTTCTAATTCAATTGGCACCTTACCACTATGGGGGTTAACTTCACGCCAACCACAACCCATACATTTTTTACCATTCTTATAAATTAAATATTTTCTATATTGCCCGACAAATAATGTAGTATCACCTTCTTCAATTTTTTCAAATATTATTTTTCTATTATAATTTTGCTGACAAGTATTATCGCAAAATTTATTTAATACTAAATTGCCACAACCCAAACATTCATTAAGTGATTTTAACCTTAACTTATTATTATAAGTCGCACTACAAGAACGTGAACAAAATTTTTCACCTTTATTTTTTATTTCATTTCCACATTTAATGCAAATTTTAGATTCTTTAAATTTGTATTTGGATAATGTTTCACCCATCTTACCTAATTTATTTCTAATTGCATTATTACCCCTTCCCGTTATTTCACTTATTTCATCGTAAGTTTTACCCTCTTTAAGTAATTTAATACTAAATTTAATTTCCTTTTTACACCATTTCATATTTTATATATAATAAAATGAGCGGAAAAGTCAAGTCGAAATTATAATTAATTTCATTTTGAGCACAAAATCAGATTCGAACTGATGACTAAGCTTTACAAGAGCCTTATTTTTCCAACTAAACTATGTGTGCATTTATAGTCTTTCCTATCGTCAACCTTTGAAAGAGTAGTTATCTCCTAGTGCGAAAGAAGAGATTCGAACTCTCACTGTGGACTTGGAAGGCCCCTGTGCTAACCGTTAACACCACTCTCGCAATTTATGTGTCTCTCCACATCGTCACCCATTCCTTGAATTTCAACCACGCACAGTTATAGGTATCCTTGCGCTAATATTAATTAATTTATATATTTACCATAATTTTTACCAGCGTATGTATCAGTTTGAGAATGACAATTAGGACATAAAAAACGTAAATTATTTAACCGATTATCGTTTCTAATACCATTTATGTGGTCTAACTGTAATTTTATTACTCTATCCATCCACTCACCTTCGTTACCACACCCACAACATTTATATTCTACTATATTTTCACTTATAATTCTTTTCTTTAAACTAGTGTTATTAGTGTATTTTGAATCTTTAACTAAAATTTCAACCATTGGTGTTTTATTTTTAACATTCCTCAAATGTTTACTATTCAACCTTAGCATATGGTCAACATTCAACCCCTCATTATCAATACGCTCTTTAATGCTTTTATGTATTGCACCACTTTTATTTTTATACCCTAATTTACGTAAAATATCCGTAATAGAATCACTATTTTTCACTAACTTTTTAAACTCACTCAATTCAATAGAATTAATTCTATTTTTTTTTAACATTTTTAATATTTAATTATAAATATGATAATAAAAGTAAAAGACCTAATATCTTATACTTTACAGTCCCGCTGCCGTATCCGAACGACTTTCACCCCCAATTTAGTACCCCCAGAGAATTTTGAAATCTCGACTCCCCCGTTAAAAGCGGGGTGCTCTGCCTCTGAGCTATGAGGGCGTTTTGAATGTGTCCACTTTCCACCTATCGGGTCTTTCACCTGTCAAAACGGGTGGTGCGTTACACATTCAATTTTTATTTGAGCACAATGTGGGAATCAAACCCCGTCCTCTGCTTGGAAGGCAAATGCTTTATCATTAAGCTACATCATGCATTAAATGATTTCAATAAATAGATGTATCATGAATTTACTATTTATTTCAAACGCAACTATCCCAAGTCTCACCGAGGCGTTACAGACGTGCTTGTACATTGCACGAATAATCATTTGAACCACCACACGGAAACGAGCCGAGATTTTATCCCTACCAAGGACACGTAATACCATTATACCATGGCGGCAATTTGTTGGGTAATGAGGATTTGAACCTCTCAGTCAATAAACAACACCCTTACGTATGGTGCTATCGATTCACACATCGATTAGTTACCTGTGATAGTTTTTATTAAGTTCAGTTCTATCAACTGACACAGTTCCCCCAGTCGGGTTCGAACCGACATTGATGCCTAGTTAAAAGCTAGGTGCTTTACCCAGTCAGCCATGGGGGAATATTGTGGGGGTAGAGGGATTCGAACCCCCAATGTCGTAAGACCACAGATTTACAGTCTGCTGAGCAACCAGTTGCTCAATACCCCCATTAATTTGTCGATAGACCAAGAATCGAACTCAGACCAGAACCCCCTATGGGTAATATGCTATCATTACAACATCTATCGTTGTTGGGCTACTAGGATTCGAACCTAGAATAAATGGCTCAAAACCATTTGTGTTACCGTTACACTATAACCCAATATTCTTGTTGCCCCACCAAGACTCGAACTCGGAATCCGAGAATCAAAATCTCGTGTGTTACCATTACACTATGGAGCAAAAACTTGTAAGGAGAATGGGATTCGAACCCACGACCTCGCCCGTCCAAGGGGCGTAAACAACCTGACCGTTATCTCTCCTTATAT